CGTGGTATATGTCCAATAATGCCGAGCATGTTGCGGACTTGCGAATTCCAGTCGTGCGTTTCCCATTTACGTGAAAAAATTTTCCAAACTTGACATAAGCTATACCACGCTATACCCTATCCCCATGACACTCCATTACGTATTCATCAAGTCCCCTCAATACCTCCTAACCTTCAACGACCGCCGTAATCCGTGGAAGCTCGTATACGCTGGAGAGGATGCAGAAAAGGCATGGCGTACTGCCGGTCTATACCAAAAGGAATCCCCTATACGTGTATACGGAATGCGTGAGGTTCAGATACGGAGGCAGTATTTTCGCTCAGAAAAATTAAATCCTTGACCTAAAAACCGTATAAGGTTGACAGAACCCTATACCACAAGCTATACTAGAAACTCGGGGGAATTAAATGGATCAGCTACCATCAATCCTATGTAAGACAAAGGCAGTTTCCTATAACGAGGAAATTGACGAATACATAGAGAGTGAATGTAGACTGTTACAAGGACATAGCGGTTCCCACCACTGGGTGCCGCCATTGCAGACGTATTGACCTTAATATCCGAAAGGCCCCACCCCCACATGGCTACTAACCCGATTAAAATACTGCGTATGGAATTAGGATTAACCCAAGGCGCTTTAGCGAGCATTGCCGGTATAACCGAGCAGGTAATACTAAAATCCGAACAGGGCCTATACCCGACTCTTCCACCCACAGTCCTTCGCGCCCTCAGTAAAGTCACTGGTATAAGCGAAGCCAATATCGAAGCCCAGTACGAGGAATGGATTAACTCTGAACTCCGTCAGGTAATCCTTCCTTCTGTGGGGCTCAAATTCGATACGCCTGAATCTTTCCTTCTGTGGAAAGCTGAACTCTGTACCCTGAACGAAGTACCGAACTCTGTAGTAGCCGTGTGTAAGCTCCTGAAGATCAACCCATATGTGATCCAGAAATACGAGGCTGGACGCTTGAAGCAGACTCCCCTACAGTTAGTTGAACGGGTAGCTTTTATCCGAGGGGTGTTTTAGTGGCTGTAATGACGTGGGGCGAGAAGCTGGTTTATATGATCGTCATGCGTAGGATGATGAAATGCCTGCGCGATAACAAACATACCTTCGGATATTGCGCGTCCTGTGGGGTACATGATTAGGGGGTGACTTCTGTGGACCCGTTGTGGTTGATTATCATTCTGTTGATTATTCTCATTGCTGTGGGCTTTATCCCGAAACGTTAGGGGACAATACCGTGGGTACTCCACATACCATTGATATCTGTAAGAACTGCGGTGAGCCGGTAATCCAGTACAACAACACCGGTGCATGGAAGCACTATCCAGAACCGCATCCGACTAACGGTAATGCGACGGACTGTCTGAGTCCTTATGTACTGGTAAAGGATAAGACTGTGGGCCTCGCTAGTAACCTAAAGACGGCAGTACGAAAGTCGGTCTAAAGTGAGAAAGACGGCATAGAATGTCAGGTCTCTCAAAGCAAATAGCGCTCCCCAACCCGGCGGGCGCTATTTCTTTAACCAAACAGCAAAAACTAAATATCCAGATTCTCAGTTATGGTCAGGCGATCAAGAATGAGATATACACGGCTGAAGTTATTCACGGACTGTGGCCCACAGACAAGTCGGAATTATGGCGTGCAGGTCAACGACCTAGCGTTACGGCTATCAAGCAGTACCAATCTACTGACGAGTACCGAAGTGGTATGGCTCAACGAGGCGTTGAAGTCGATCCTAATGTCCAAGAACTTACACAAGAGCAGTTGGCGTGTATCTCTGTGCTCACGGACTACACAGATCGTCGTGGAGTCACTGCTAAGCTTCGGGCACTGGGAATTAGCTCTGCTAAGTATCGAGGTTGGCTTAGACAGAAACCCTTCAACGACGCTATACGTGCATTGGCATCAAGGGGGCTTCAGGAAGCTATACCTATGGCTGAAGTCGCGCTTTCTGAAAAGGCCGCCAACGGGGATATAAATGCCCTGAAGTTCCTCTTTGAAGTAACCGGACGACATAACCCTGCCCAACAACAGGCAATTGACGCTCAGGAACTGATCGCTATTATGGTAGACGTAGCCCAGCAGGTCATGAGTAAGAACCCTGAAATGCTGGAGGAATTCATTACCGGTGTCCGGTTCCAAGCTCAGAAAGTTAAGGGTGTAATACTGTGAGTACAGTAACGACGAAACTGGGCCTGACTAAACCTATTGGTATTGAGCAGTTCAGCCTAGCTACTCTCAATAACAATATGGATATCATCGACGCCTATGCTGTGAATACGGTCGAGAAGCTGGCTAAGGGTTTGGTATTCCAAAACTTGGTAACTTCAAGTTCTGGTTCCGTCACTGATGCCATTATCAACAACATTGCGTCCTTTACCTTCAAGGCCAATAAACGCTATAGGATTGAATGGGACTTCTCCCATCTAGGCAGTGGTAACTGTGATTCTCTGTTTCACTGCTCTATCAACACCTGTGCTATTAGCGACCCTGCGGCTCAGCTAACTGGATTGACCACGATAGACGGTCGAACAAAAGGTTTGCTTACGTCCTATGGTTTGGGAGCCACCCAGTATAACGGGCCGGTTATCGCCGCCTATTCCCCCGGTGCTGTGGACACTACGCTTCAGATTAAGTTTCGGGTGCAACGTGTAGTAGGAGATGACGGTTTGACCGTGGTTGGCGGCGCTAATGAACGAGTTCGTTATGAGATTTATGAAGTGGGGCAACAGATATGAAACTAATAGTCCAGCACATTACTGACGGCAATGAACTGTATTGGGACGAAGCCGATGTATCTGATACAGAAGTCAAAGATGGTGTATATACGGGGAAACCTCGACGCGGCTCTGTGGAAGGTTTGCGGAAACAACATGTGCGGGAATGAAAAACTGACGCCACCGATTACGGACGGCACTCCCGGTCTGGTACACCAGTGCGTTAAGGAAAAAGACCACGAGGGTAATCATCAGTGCCACGACGCCTGCGACTATGGCTGGGAGGATTAAATGGCTGACCCAAAACTGGGCGGGAGCGTCAATAGCGACCTGCGCCCTGAAGGAAAAGTAGTCAACGAATTCCACACCAATGACGATGTTGACCGTGACTGGAACAGCCACCATCACACCATCGGCACAGGAGCCAATCAGGCATCCCCCGGTTCCCACCGGCATGACGGTGCTGACAGTGTATTACTGCTGGACGGGGTAACCATCGCGGGCGCGAAGGGTGGAAACGTCGCACTGGCGAGCGTGATATCGGCGCTGGTTCAACTTGGTGCCACGGATAATACGTCCGCTTAGGAAATCATGCCTGCAAAACAAAAAGCTAACCAGCTAGACCTCAGTGGAATGCTGGATAACATCATAGATCAACTGGGGGACTCCAAGACCTCCAGTTTTTCTTATGAGCCGCACGATAAACAAAAGGTATTCCATTGTGCCCAAGAGCAGGAAAAGCTCTTTATCGGCGGTAACCGTTCAGGTAAAACGGTGGCAAATATACTGGAGTGTATCTGGAGACTGACTAAGACGCATCCGTTCCGACCTGAATTGAACTCTATTGAGGGTGAAATAAGGGGGCGTTTGGTGTGTGTGTCTTTCGTGGACGGTCTACAGAAGATCATCCTTCCGCTATTCAAAAAGTGGATGCCAAAGAAGTTTCTGATAAACCGCTCTTGGGACAAGAGCTACAACAATTATCTACGTACACTAACTTTGGTGGATGGGTCGTTCATCGAGTTTATGTCATACGATCAGGAACTAGAGAAGTTCGCTGGCACCAGCAGACATTTCGTATCTTTCGATGAAGAACCACCGAAAACAGTATGGGAAGAATGTCTGCTTCGTTTGGTTGATACTGACGGTGACTGGTGGATATCCATGACCCCTGTGGAGGGTTTGACATGGGTATATGAAGAGATATACCAGCCCGCCAAAGAGGGTAACCGTGAAGGTACGCTTATCCTTCAGGTATCAATGGACGATAACCCGCACCTTCGGGGTTCAGCCAAGGAACGTATTCTGCGGAACCTGTCCAGTGACGACGATCGTTCTGCCCGTAAAGAAGGCTCCTTTGTGGAGATTAAGGGCAAGGTCTATAAGACCTATGACCCCCACATACACGTCCGGCAGACCTTTGAGCTAAACCCCAGCATGAGGATTTATACCTCGCTGGACACCGGCTGGACACACCCTGCGGCTTTCTTGTGGCACGCGGTGAGTCCTTCCGGCCATATCGTCACCTTCCATGAGATAGTCGAATCAGAGCTTACTGTGGAAGCAATGGCCGAAAAGGTGAAAGAGTATGAGCGTATGGTATTGGCCCCTCGGGGCATGGAAGTATTCGTTCGTACCGGAGACCCTGCAATGCTCCAAACGAAAGAGCACACTGGTACGAGTATCGTGGCGGAGTATGCCAAACATGACATTTACATCGGAGTCGAAGGTGTTCCGCGAGGGCCGGGATCGGTAGATATCGGCGTCATTAAAATGACCCAGTATTTGAATACCGTAGTCGGTGACTGGCCCCTGTGGACTAGTCACAACTGCCCGGTACTGGAGCGTCAAATGGCTAACCTACGCTGGGAAAAGTACGACTCCAAGAAGCTCGAATACAAGAAGGCTCCCAAGACTACTATTGATAAGAAACATGACGATGCACCGGATTCCCTGAGATACTTCATTACCCTCATGGACGATTTGACACCCGAAAAAGTGGCTGATTTACAGAAGAATCCCGACTTGCTACACTCGGTTCCGTATTCCAGTAATGTAGTACCGCCCATGCCGGATTATCGGCAATATTCTGGATCAATTCTTTATGGTTACGAAGGTGGCTGAAATGACTTCCAAAGACCCTTACAAGGATTCCCCTTACGACGCTTCGGGGATGCCCTTGGGCTGTGAAACCGTCGATTACGACAACCAGAAAGACGTAGCCAAAGCTACCGTCAAGGATAAGCCGTATGAGGAACCCCTGACGTTCGATTACGACCCCACGGTTATTGATGTGGAGGACGAACCGGATAAGGCTTTGTTTAATGAAGCCGTAAAGGAAAACGTCAACTCTGCTTTCCCTGTGGTCGCGGAAGTAGACTTTGAGGAAATTCTCGAAGAAAACGCCGAGAAGCCCAAGGTTGTCGAGGCCGTGAAGAATACCGAGATTACCGATTACAAGCCGGTTCTCGAAGAACAAAAGGCCGAGGCCCCCAACAAGTATCCCAAGGACATTTCGTGAGCGATTCTGACCAGTTTCTTAAGAAGGCCAAAGAGTCCATCCTTAAATCGGACTATGTAAAGGGTTATACCGGTGAGTTGACCGCTGATGATCTTTACATCGTTTGGTTTGCTAAAACGCTCAGTAACTGGAAGGCTCTCGTTAGTACTGACGTATTTAATAGTGTTTACTGGGAAGTTACCTATAACGGTGCCAAGAAAGAAACCTACGTAGATACTTACTCGAAGATCAGTAATCAGGCGGTGTCGGACCAGTGACCCGTTTCACCCATTGGGATAGGCCGCACGCCTATCCTTTCTTTGATCTAGTTAACCGCGATACCGGAGAGGGTGGTTGCTTTGATCTTTCGGTATTGCTGGAAGATTTCACAGGCAGTGTATTCCTTCGTGACGAGCATGTTATTGAAATGGCTCGTTCACTTGGTATGGCCACCCAACTTGAAGTCGCTGAGCTAAAGGCTCAAATAGCCCTGCTTCAATCTCAGATTAACAAACTGCCTGATGCACAGGAGGAATTGCGTAGTGGACTCGATAGTCTTGTCAGCAAGTTTCATCGTGATCTACTTGCTGACTCTTTTGAGCCTCCTGTGGGTAATAAAGAACCAGACGCAGACGATCAATTCCTTCAGGAAGCAGAACGAGAAGCAGTCCGACCTTTTAGCCTCTAAAGACCTTCAGGCATATGCCACCATTCAGGCTGTGTCTAATATACCTAACGAGCCTGAAGAACTATTGAGTGACGATGAACTTGCCCTTAAAGAAGCTCTAGCTAGGCCGGGAGGACTGACAGAGGATGAACGAATCTACTTCGGCTCCAAGCAACTCCTTTAAAGGTATGAAGCTTAGCGGTGACCTGAAGAAAGATCAGGAATCACTGGCTAAGCGGGAGCAGATCAAGAATAGCGATGCAGTTGGCCGCTGGGTAAAAGACCAGTATAAGAAGTGCAAGAGCCAAATGGATCCTATTAAGCGCCAGTGGTATCTGAATATGTCCTTCTATAAGGGCGATCAATACGTTGACTTTGTGAACGGTCAGCTTATTAAGATACCGGCGCATTCCGGCAAGGCCCGCCCGGTGGTGAACCGCATCAAGCCTGTGGTGCGTACTGAAGTGTCCAGAATGACCTCTCAGGAACCCACAGCTGAGGTTGTCCCGGCCTCAAATGAGGAAGAGGATATCCTAGCCGCCGAGGCCGCTGAGGCTGTTTTTGAGAGCGTCAGAACGCGGCTCAATCTCCAGCGTGTGCTTCGTGAGGCCGCGTGGTGGTGCAGTGTTACCGGCGTCGGATTCATCAAGACGCACTGGGACAAGAGTTATGAATCCGAGGATACCAACGGCAACGGTATCTACGGGGATCACTGCTTTACGTCAGTGACTCCTTTTCACGTTATGGTGCCTGATCTTCTATTGGAGGATATCGAGGATCAGCCGTTTGTGCTGAATGTCTTTACGAAATCTTTGGAATGGGTACGTACCCGGTATCCTGAAATCTTTAACCGGGATTACCGGCCCACAGTGATTTCCTCCAATGAAATCATGGAAACCCAGTATCTCAATACTAAGAGTTCTGAAGCCAATTCCGCCAAGCCGGATTCCTGTCTCATTATCGAAGCATGGATTAAACCCGGTGCCACTCCACTTTTGGAGAAGGGCGGCCTGATTACTATGGTGGACGATACTGTAGTTTCATCCTCGGATCAGGGTATTCCTTACGAGCATGGTCAATACCCGTTTGCCAAAATGGAATCTATTCAGTCCGGTTCGTTCTATGCAACGTCGGTTATTGAAGATTTGATTCCGATTCAACGTGAGATTAACCGTACCCGCGCACAGCTTATTGAAGCCCGTAACCTTATGGCTCGACCGGGCTTCTTTTACCGTACCGGCAGTATGGACCCCAATAAGGTCACCAGTTCCACAGGCCAGTATATTGATATCCGGCCCGGTGCTGAATTCCCACAGCCTATTCCCATGCCGCAAATGCCTTCCTTTGTGGATAAGTTCCAAGAAGATAGCCTCCGCGATATGGAGGATATTTCTGGACAGCACCAAGTATCCAAGGGTAGTGCGCCTGCCGGTGTTACTGCCGGTACTGCGATACAGTTCCTTCAGGAAGCGGATAACAGCTACATGGCGACCACCCATGCGTCTGTGGAGGATTGCGTCCAGAAAATTGCTTACCAGACTGTAGGACTCGCCATTCAATACTGGGATTCCGAGCGTCTGGTGAAGTATGTTGGTCGTGACGGGGCGGTATCTGCTAGGTATCTCTCCAACGCCCACCTGAAGTCGGGAACGGATATCCGTATTGAAAGCGGTAGCTCGCTTCCGACCTCGAAGGCCGCTCGAATTGCCTTGTTCATGGACTTGATGAACCGTGGATTTATCCCGGCTCAGGATGGTCTGGAACTCATGAAGCTCCCCAGCATGAAGGCTTACTGGGACTTTACGAAGGTGGACGAGAATCAGGCCAAGCGGGAAAACCTTGCTATGTCTGAATTGCCCGAGGAAATGGTTCTTCAGGCCCGCCAAATGGCGGATATGACAGCACAGTCTGGTATTCCTGTGGGAATAGACCCGCTTGATAACCCATTGGCTTCTCAGCAAATGGAGATAGCCAATGACCCGATCATTCCGGTTAATGACTGGGACGATCACGAAGTACACCTGAAATTCCATGAGAACTTCATGAAAGGTCAGGAATTCCAAATGCTTCCGAAAGCAATTCAGAAAGAATTCGAGTTGCACCGCCAGAAGCATAAGGATAAGCAGTTTGAACAGCAGTTCCAAGATATGATGACTGCCCAAGGCGCGTTACCACCGGGTTCTGAACCCCCAATGGAACCCGGTGGTAACCAATTCAGCGGGATAGAAGAGCCCGCTGTTGACGAACAACAACCACCCCAGTAATCTAAATACAAGCGATAGGGCCTCGTCATACGAGGTACAGCGCAGAAACGAGTAGTAGTGGAAACCGAAGCACCAAACACTTCAGAACAGCCGGAATTCAATTTGGGTGTACCAGATGATTACGGTCAGGAATCTGAAGGCGGTGAAACAACTACTCAGGAAACTACTGAGGTAAAAGACAACCCGGCGTGGCAGGCTATCTACGATAAACTGCCTTCCGAATTCCATCCGCTTATTAAGCCGGAATTGGCAAGCTGGGATAGTAACTTTGCTAAGGTACAGTCGCAAATTGCTCCTTATAAGCCGCTTATTGAGCGGGGCGTTCCCTACGAGGCCATTAATACCTCGTTGGAATTCGCCCAGCTACTTAACTCCAATCCTCGTGCAGTGTGGGACGAGTTGGGTAAGCGGTTTGGATTCAGCGAACAGGGCCAACAGCAGGTTGAAGAAGAAAATACTGAGGAAGAGAATGCTGAGGAATCAGTATTCGAGCCACAGGATTTGAGCAAAAATCCTCAATTTGCACAGCTACAGCAGGCACACCAGCAACTACTCGAACGTTTAGAGGCTGAGGAAAAGGCCAAGCGGGATTGGCAGGAAAATCAGCAGGCCCTTCAGGAGATTGATTCTGAATGGAATGCTATCGAAGCCAAGACCGGGAAGCTTCCAGAGGAAGTCAGGACGGAGATTATTCGCCGTTCGATCTTCATTGGCGATCAGCGGGGGGACGGTCGGTATTCCCTTCAGGAAGGGTATGCGGATTACGCTAACTTTGTTAGCAAGGTACGCAATATGCGAGCTAATAACACCGCACCCGACGTAATGCCGGGGACTGGTGGCCTGCCTGTGGCAAAGAAGAGTTACGGTGAAATGAACGAAGATGAATTCGTTGATTCCATCGCGGCAATGGCTAAGGCTCTCGCTGAGGGCAATAAATAAGGAGTAATAGTGCCACAGACACTTGCGACTCTCACTCCACTTCTTAAGGAAGTGTATGAGGGGGGTCTTGTTGAACAGCTTAACAACGACACCAAGGCATACAACCGCCTGAAGTCTAATTCCAAGAGTTCCGCTAAATGGGGCGGTAAGTACGTTAACCTTCCCATCCACGTAGCACGTAACTCCGGTATCGGTTCTCGTAACGAATCCGAAGCTCTGCCCACCGCAGGGTATCAGGATACCCGCGAAGCCATGATTCCGATGAAGTTCCATTACGCGGCTGTGGAGCTTACGGGTCAGGCTATTGAGCTTGCGGATAAGGATTACCAGTCCTTTGCCGAAACTCTGAACTTGGAAGTCTCTTCTATTAAGAAGGACGTTTCCAAGGAACGTAACCGTATGTACTTCGGTAACGGTTCCGGTGCCCGCGCTGTTGTGTCTGTGGGCGTATCCGGCCAGACGTTTACGGTTTCCGATGTAAAGGGCCTAGACCTTAACGGTGTATATGACGTTATGGTTGGCGCTACTGCTACGATCCGTCAGGCGGCTCTTACGGTCACCAACATCAATCCGGCTACCGGTGTTGTAACCTTCACGGGTACGGGTACTGGTATTGCCGCTAACGATATCGTGGTGCGTACCGGCTCCTATGGCCGTGAATGGTCTGGACTCGGCGCTATTATCTCCGATTCCACGGTATTCCAGCAGATCGACCCGGCAACGGTTCCGGTCTGGAAGTCGGAAATCAAGACCTCTGCTGGTGCTATTTCGGAACTCATGCTTATCCGTATGGCTGACCGTATCTACACCAACGGCGGTAAGACCTCCGTTATCTGGACTACGCTCGGCGTACAGCGTGCCTACTTCTCGCTTCTAACTTCTCTGAAGCGCTTTGTGGGAACCACGAAGTTCACTGGTGGTTTCAGCGGCGTGGCATTTGAATCAGCTTCTCAGGGTGAAATCCCGATGATTCCAGATATCGACTGCCCTGCCGGTACTGCCCAGTTCGTAGACGAGAAAGCCATTACGGTTTACGACAACGGCGGATACAAGTTCATGGATCGCTCTGGTTCTATGTGGCAACAGAAGCGTACTTCCGCAGGCAAGTTTGACGCTTGGGAAGCAACGCTTTACGAATACTCCGAACTCGGCGTAAACCGCCGTAATACCCACGGTCTTATCTCGGGTATTACTGAGGACGTTTCCAGCTAGTAACTAGCCACCTTGAAATAGGGAGTAGGGTAAGGGTTCATTGCCCGCCCTGCTCCCTATTTCTATGAAAGGAACTAAAATGCCACGCAATGACGATATGAGCCTGATACTCGCTAAGGCATACAAAGCCGGGTTCTTTCAGGACGTTAAAGAGGAAGAAAAAGATTGGTTAACCCAAGAGGCTACCGCTCTCTTTAGTTCAGATTCTTTAAGGTCTAGAAAAGGGGCCGATTCCGTACTTTTCCAGCCTTCTCCTACTTCTCTAATACGATGGAGGGCAACTCGTCAAGAAGTTCTTGCCAATAAGAAACAGGGTCACATCGCAATTGTCGGTGACTCAATTCCCTTCGGTGCGGCGGCTACAGGTGCCAGTAATCCTAAGTATCTGAATTCTTGGCCGGGGCAACTTAGGACAATGTTAAACACCCATTATGGCGATGCCGGTAGTGGTATTGTTACAGCTAATCCTACTGTAAGGGCTAATCCGGCTTGGGATCCTCGTTTCACCTTCGGTGGAGCGTCTTTCCTTGACCATGCTTTCGGTATCTACAGTTCTTCAGCGTATCGTCTAAATGCGGCGTCGGACGCTACATTGGACTTTACCGCTGTAGCAGATGAATTCTGGATTTATACTCTTTCATCTGGAACAGGAACGTTTACCTACCAAGTGGATTCGGGCACTGTTGTTTCAGCTAGTACCGCAGGATCAGGTGCCGGTGGAACCGCTGTTAGGGAATCCGGTTTTTACAATACGGCAAGTAATTCTCACAATGTCTATAAAGTAACTACAGGTTCAACAGCGTCACACGTACTCAAACTTCGTCCAAGCGCTACCGGAAACCTGTTTGTTATGTACGTAGAAGCTCGCATTAATGGTAACGGTAGGTTTCGTATTTCCAATGCCGCACAGAGTAGTAAGTCTCTGCCTAATATCGTACCTACTGCGGGTATTCATGATTTTGGCGACTCTACAGGTCTTACAGGTCTTGCCCCTGTGGACTCCCTGAAAGCCGATCTGTTGATTCTTGCTCTTGGAATTAACGATTGGCAAGGACAACACGCTCTTAATAACATAAGGCTTCGTCTTGAAACTATGATTGCTCGTCAAAGAGCCTCTACTAACCCCACAGCAGGTGTTGTGCCTGCCAACGGGGATATCGTTCTTTTGTGGAATCCACAGCCGGATACAGCCACTCTAGGTGGAGGGGCTTATATTAATCCCCAATGGAACGATGTGAGAAACCTCTTCTATGAAGTAGCTGAGGATAACGACGTAGCTCTTATTGATCTTGGTGAGCGCTGGAAGAATTACTCCACTGCCAATGGGTTAGGTCTTTATGCGGATACCATCCATCCTTCTGATAAAGGTGCTGGGGACATAGCAGGTTCAGTATACCGAGCACTGTTCGTAGAAGCTTGATTGGAAGGGGAACGGTGGACTGGACTCCGCTGGGGGACGGAATCTGGCAATTACCGTTCCCCGTACTGATCTTTATATTACTTGCAACTGGGGTGCTTGTAACCAAAAGAGAGTTAATGAATATGACGCGACAAATGGAGTATTTCAGAGACTTGTCGAGCACTCAGGTTCGGATTATCAGCGATCAAGCTGAGGCTATTAAGGAATATAAAGAGGCCGCAAAGACTACAACGAAGGTTGTAACAACTGTTCATGATTTAGCTGATAATCATGAGGGGGAAAAATGAGTATGTTCCGCTTCAAGAAATTCCAGCCGAGTCCTGAGCAAGAAAAAATAAAAATAGAGGCAGAGGCTCTTAGTAGAGAGGCCAAAAGAGAACTAGCGGAAGCTAGGGAAATGGCAATTATTCTACGAGATATAAGAGAACGAAATCACTTTGCGTCTAGCTTCCGAAAAGCACTGGGAGGAACTGATGGAAGTTAGAGACATTCTCATTTTTGAAATATTTTTGGGAACTGTCATTACGGTAGTTGTGACTGTGGGCTATGGACTAATAGCTCCGTGGTATAAGCAATCTGCCGGTCGTTATATCTTTGGACTGCTCTTGTCCCTTAGCCTGCTACTGGCAAACACGGTAACAGGAATTTTCTGGCAGGGACTAGGTGACGGTAGGCGGGTTATTGGGGCCGTGCTATTCGCACTGTATATCATAGCCATATCAGCTATAGGGTTCGGAATATACAGAGCACAACTCAACGGTTATCGTAGGCGTAAGTTCGTAGAGCAGGAAAAAGAGAGGCATAGGCAACTGTGAGCTACGTGATAGACGAGAGCATTGACGCCAAGAACTTCACCCCTGCTCACCTTTGCCCACAGGCGTTTGGTTATGCTCGCGTTATTGAGAGTATAACCATTCACCATTGGGGTAATCGTGGACAGCGTTTTGATGATGTTGTTGGTTATCTGGCTTCCAAGAACGCAAGAGGCAGTTCGGCGCACTTTATTGTGGAGGACGGGCGAATTACGTGTATCGTATCGCCCGTAGATGCGTCGTGGCACGCCGGTAATGCGTATGGATCAGCCACTTCAATCGGTATTGAATGCAGGCCGGAAGCTACTGACGGTGATTATGAGACAGTAGCGTGGCTAATTAGGTTCCTTCGGGATACCTACGGAGCAGGTCTGCCGCTTATACCACATAATTACTGGACAAATACAGCCTGTCCCGGTGTATGGGACTTAGCTCGGCTGGATCAAATGGCACGACAGACAACAGTAGTACCCCAAGGAGGTACAGTGGCTACTTTCCATCCCGGTGAGGATTGGTACAATGCAATGATTCATGCTCAGGCACGAATCGACAAGCGTACCAACTACGTCAAAAGCAAGAATTCCCCCACTATTTATGACATTAGTGGAGGAACCTTGCGCGGCCTTATCTACGAAGAGTGGGTAGTTCTCGAAAGCGCGGGTCACCGCTTTGAAGTAGTCGATCAGCATAAGATCGACGCATGGCTGGCGAAACAAAATGACGGAGATACCGCTTAAAGTGGCTGTAGTTGCCAGTCTTGAAATGGGACTGACAATCGGCCTAGCAGTAATAACCTACTATTCAATGAGAGTAATAGTCACGGCCACCAGACAGCACAGGTGGCAGGGCTGGAGAGAGTTGTAATAATGGAACTGTGGTTGCCTTCACAGCTAAGTCAGGACATGATCGACTTGGCTCAGGAATTGAATGACAAGTACCCCAACCTGTCACTCGCATGGATTCCGCCGGAAAACCGGGGTGAAGGCGACGACAGGCCATTTGCTATCGTCCAGATTGACCGGGACGGTAACCAACTGGCTATTATCCACAGAATGAGCCAGTTTGAAGTACATGGTGCGTATATCTTTAACTGGCTGTGGGCTAATGACTCACAGCGGGTAGACGTATACGACCAGTATCTGAAGCAACTCGAAGCTGAGCAGGCGCGGCGTGAACAGCAGAATACCGAGAAGATCAACCAAATGGCTGAGGTCGTTCATTCGGTAGCCAAATCGCCTCTGCATACCTACCGGATTAACGGCCGGAAGATCGGTACTGATAACTACGAGCCACGGATCGGACGGGAAGTAGAAAATGCCGAATCGTAAACAGGCCAATGGAGCACACGACATGCTCTATAGAATTCCGCCTAACAAGTGGAGGGATTTACCCTACAAAGACCCTAAAACAGGTCAAACTACGGGTACTGTGGGCCAGCGTCTAGATGAAAACCGGGCCAACGCTCCAAAGCCTCGTGATTTCAGCGCTCTGGATAAGGCACAAGTAACCTCTACGGACGCTCAAAACAACTCAAAACGTAAAGCCCTGCTGGACGTACTGAATCAATATAAGAGGTAAAGATGCCGGTTGAGCGTTATTCCAAGACGGTTAATGACGTTATTACCGCGGTAAAACGTCAGTTTGGCGACGAATCCGGCCAGCAGATTACCCACGCTGACATCTCAGCGTGGGTATCCGATGCTCAAAGGGAAATCGTCATTAACAATCCTGAAGTCAATCAGGATATGGTTCAGTTCAACATTACTGCCGGTACTGCCCAGTATCCGGTACTGGCTAATGTCCCCGATATGCTGGTAATCCACAGCCTGCACTACAACGGGGAATTCCTACGTAATCTCTCGTTCCAGCAGGCTCAGGAATACATCATTCGAGAGAGTGATACCAGCGAAGATACCCGTCCTGCCTTTTGGTATGAATGGGCAGGGGTTATCAACTTCTGGCCAAAGCCGAATACCAGCATTGTCAACGGGGTGACGATCTTCTATTCCAAGGCACCGGACGAGATTACCAGTACCGGCGTTATCCTGAGCGTACCTGACAGCTATTTTAAGTCTGTGGTCGATTTCTGTATGACACAGGCATACGAAATGGACGACAATGCTCAAATGGCACAGGCGAAAGCCACCCAGTTTGAAACGTCCATGCAGAAACAGGCGAACCGCCAGCGCTCACAGGACAACTTCTATCCCACAGTCACTTGTCTACCGGAGGATACTGATTACTGATGCCGGGTAAACCTATTGCTATCGGCCCGTTTACGGGGGG